AATGCGCAGTTAAGAGAAGAAAAATTAAAGATTACAGTTGATGATGTTTTAGCTTTTCAAAAATCTAAAGCAGACTATGCCTCTTCACAAGATCAATCCTTTGTAGATCAACTAGAAAAACAAGAACAAGTAAAATTAGACTCACAAGGAATAGCAAATGAGCAAAGATCCGAGACTTAAAAGAGCTGGTGTAAGTGGTTTTAATAAACCCAAAAGAACTCCAGGTCACAAAACAAAATCTCATGTCGTTGTTGCTAAAGATGGTGACAGAGTAAAAACAATTCGCTTTGGTCAGCAAGGTAAGACAGGTGATAAAAAGATGACTGCAAGAGCTAAGTCATTCAAAGCTCGTCATGCAAAGAACATCTCCAAAGGAAAGATGTCAGCAGCATATTGGGCTAACAAAGTTAAATGGTAAAGAAAGGAAACTAATATGGCATACGGATATGGAAAGAAAATGAAGGTTATGAAACCTAAGAAGAAAAAGAAAAAAACAAAAGCAAAAAAGTCTAAGAGGTACTAATGCCTTTTGCAAAGTATAGTAGTAAACAAAAGAAACTAGCTAGAGTCGCTTCACCTAGAGATAAGATTACAGGTGCAGATTTTAAAAAATTAAAGAAAAAAAGAAAGAAAAAATAATGGCAACTAAATCAATCAAAGCTCCTAAAGGATTTCATTTTATGAAGTCAGGTCAAACATACAAATTAATGAAGCATGATGGTAAATTTAAACCCCATAAAGGTGCATCATTATCAGCTAAGTTCACAATACAAACAAAACATAAAGGATAATTATGGCAAAAAAAATACCTAAAGGATTTCATAAAACTAAAGATGGTAGGGTTGTTAAAAAAGGACTCTATTACAACATGAATAAAAGAAAAAAAGCTGGAACAAGTAGAAAAGGTAAAGGCACAGTAGCAACCAAAGCATTAAAACAAGCAGCAAAAACAGCTAAGAAGTAAATGCACAAGCTGGTTGTAGTCAAATGGATCGATAGTGGTCTGTGTGACTCAGCATGGGTAGAGGCCAAGTCTTATGAAAAGAAACCTATGCCAATCTGTTATTCTGTAGGGTGGTTATATAAAAAGACCAAAGATAAAATTATATTATTTTCTAGTTACTCATTAGAGAATGATAAATATGTAGATGGCAACGAAGGAACTCTTCAACTAATTTTAAACAAATGTGTTTTAGATATTGAGGAATTAACTTAATAGAAAGAAAATTTATATGGGATTACCATTATTAGCAGCACCTTATATAGCTCCAGCTATGATTAGTTCAGGATTATTAGCTACTGCTGGAACACAATATTTATCAAAACCAGGAGTTTCTCAAGGTATTATTGATAATTTTATTAATAATAAAGGTTTGCTTAATTTATCTACTTTTACTAATCCAAGTTTAAATATTTTTAGAAATGTTATAGATACACCATCAGGCCAATTCTCTGCTCCTAATACTGATGATATTGAAAAACAAGCAGAATTTAATAGAGAGTTAGGTAAGAATATTACATTACCAACTAATAATAAAATAGAACCTTTAATAACTACTGAAGGTTATAAACCTAGTGGATTGTTATCAACTCCAGAAGTAGAAACTATAGACTCTAGTAATATAACAAAAGAATTACCACCTTCATTACTTTCAGATTATATATTTACAACAAATAATCTAAAAACTATTTATCATGGAACTGATAAAGATTTTGATGAGTTTGATGTAGAACAATCATCGGATGGATCTATTTGGTTTACTGACGATAAAAAAGCAATAGAAGATAGAGAAGTAGGAGCTTCTGGTTTTGGCAGAATTATTGAAAGACAAATAGATGAAGGCAAATTAAAACTAGCCACATCAGATCAAAAAGATAAATATTTAGATGATGAATTAATTGCACAAGGCTATGATGGTGTCAAGTTTGCAATAGAAGAAGGGTATGATGATAATAGTTATAGAATATTTTTTCCAGAAAAATTATTAGATGTATCATATAGATCAGAAAGTCCTTCTGAGGATAACGCAAGACTAGATGATTTAACTCAAACATTTCCAAATGATATTTATTCATCAAATGCTATACGATATTATGGTAATCCTAATAATTTAGCAGATATTGAATCTAATGAAATAATACAAAAAGCTAAAGGCAATCCAAATATGGAAGTTACTATATATAGAGCAGTACCTAACATTGATAGTGCAAATTCAATTAATGAAGGGGATTTTGTAACACTAAGTAAAACTTATGCAGAAGATCATGCTTACACAGGATATGGATCTATGGGTAATGAGTCTGGTAAGATTTTAACAAAAAAAGTTAAAGTTAAAGATTTAGTTACTGGTGGAAATGATTTGAATGAATTTGGTTATTATCCGAAAAATTAACCCATAGAAAGACACTAGGGGGTTATTAAAACCCCCTTGTAAAGCTAAATAAATGGAAAAAATAATGGACTAAGTTGCCTTAAAATCCAAAAATTGTGTTTTTTTCTAGGAATATAAGACTTGATAATCCTTCTATTAAATTCTGGAGTATCTTCAATAACGCAAGTAAACATCTAACAAATCCCTAAATTTCTAGTTAGTTCTTTTTCTATGGCCTCAACATAAGCATTTAAAAATATGTCTCTTATTTCTTTAACACACTCATTTTTAGATTTTCTTCTAATTGTAGATTCTGTCATTTTCGATAATTTTAGTACTTGTTTATCGTCAATTTCTCCAACCCACCAATTACCAGTTTGACCATCAAAGTTTTTGTTACCTTTAACTTGTTTTACAACAACTTTAACATCTCGACCTACAAACTGAATATGTGCAAAATATTCACCATCCTTACGCATTTTCATTTTTCACCTTCTTTCAAAAAAGAAAAAGAAACAACACAAGTTCTTCCACTTCCATTGTCTTTAAAAGAAAATGATGCTTTATTGTTATTTACATCAAGGGTATTGTTTCCAACATCTTTTATTTGATCTAAATATATAGTTTGTCCGTCATCAGATACTTCATTTGATGCTTCAGTCCACGCATTGTAAATGCCATCCCTGTAATCATTTGTAGATAACACAATCCCAAAAGTATCTCTAATAGCTTTAAGTCTATTAAGAACTAATATATCCATTACGCAACCTCCCTTTTCACCCATTGTTTAATATCAGTAAATACCAAGACACCATTCTTCTTGATCTTATTATAAGTCTCTTGGTTTAAAATCTTTGTAGAACCATCTACAAGTTTGATATGAAAATATATTTTAGTCATAGTCTCTCCTTAAAAAAGGCCAAACAAGGTGTACAGAAATTACACGCTTTTTTATGTTATTTAATGTAAACCTTTGTTTAGCATTACCCAAAAGAACAAGTTTTTGTCGATTTTTGTTCATTATGGTTAAGAAGTAATCTATTACCAATGAAAGGTCAACACCTAATTTAGGTTGATAATTAAAGGTTTTTTTATTATTTTTTAAATGTGGTCGCATTTTACACCTATTTCACAAACTATTAATAAGATTCTGTTTTCTTTTCTTATCTACCTTTGCATAGTTATAAACCATAGTCTCAGACTTCCACCCACCAACTGTCATTATATCATTAGTAGATGCACCCTTATTAGAGAGTTCTGATGCGAAAGTGTGTCTTAATGAATGTCTTTTTTTATTTTGATCGACATTAGCAAAACTTAACATTTCTCTCCATCTTGGTATTAAACCATTATTAGTATTTTTTTTATGGCCTACAAACCTCCAAGAAAATAAATAACCTTCTCTATCATTAATCTTTTGTAACCAATGCCACAAAGATAATTCTGGTTCATTATCATTTCTTTGTATAGGTATGTTCCTCCAAGATTGAGTTTTATTTTCAAATATATTTAATTCATTATTATCCAGGTCAATCATAGAATGACCATTTGGATCTAACCTAGCAAAATTCATATCAAGAGCTTCTTGTATTCGAGCACCAGTTCTGTAAAGAAATATTAATAAGAACTTTATTTCAAAGTCTGAGAAGTCCATACATCTTACTATCTCTTCTCTTGTCCACACATATTTATCCTTATCTCTCATAGAAATTTGTGGAAGTTGTTTTACTTTATAAGGCTTACACCAATTATTTTCTGCTGCAAAACTTATTAATCTACTTAAAGGTCTAATAACAGTTGTATTAATAGTGTTATACTTAGAAGATAATACTTTTCTCTCTTCTAATGGTATTGATGTAAATGTTTTGCCTTTATATTTCTTAATAAGATTACCAGTTTCAGTTCCTACTGGATATCTTAGGTGTATTAATTCTTCTTTCTTTTGATTAGTTATGTCCTCTAATAATAAATTACCAATACAATTTGCATTCTTCTCAAAGAAAGGCCTTCTTGCCTCACTAGGGCATTGATCTAAACTATTTAATAATTTTTCAGTAGCCTCTTTAATTGTGATTTTTTTTATGGCTACTCCTGAATTTAACTTATCTTGAAATTTCCATAAAAAATCTTCAGCTTCTTTTTTATTTATTTTACCAGTAGATACACTATTAATTGTGTAAACCTTATCAGGTGTCTTGTAAGTTCCTCTAATATACCAATACTTTGATCTATTATCTTTTCTTTTAGTTATTTTAAGCATAATGCTTTAATCCTTTCTACATCTTGCTTCGTGAAAACTCTTTTGCTTCCGAAGTATCGATTAAAACATTGCTCTTTTGGGTGTCTTGAAGATAAACTATCTATAGTCCTTTTGAAAGCTCTTTCTGATTTAGCCTTGAATTTTGGGTATATTTCCCTCATTGTGTATAGTTCTTCTATCATAGTAATTTCTCCTGGTTTGTATTTTCTGGTGATTTCCAAAAGATATTGCAGAGTCTGAACTCAGTCTCACCTTTAAATCTTGGTGGAAAACTCCTCGATGTTTTTGTTAATAAAGCTGATTTAAGTTGATCGACATCTAGGAACATTTCTTCATTAATGTCTAACCTTTTTAAAATCATGCCACCTTTTTTTATGGCTTTTTCAATTTCATAGTCTTTTATTGATGCTTTGCCTTGCCATAATCGACCTATTCTTCTTGTTGGATATTTCATGTTACTAAATTCCCAAGACGAGCTTCTGCTCTAGCATTTGAATTAGCATCTAACATGAACTCTATTTTTGTTTGAACTCTCTCTAGTTCTGCATATTTATTATCCATATCTTCTTGAGCTTTCTCTAATTCTACTTTTAATTGAATAACAGACTCATCTGTTCTAGCCCTAGCTTTACGATCCTCAATAGACATTTTTAATTCATTAAATTTTAATTGAATAAAAGTTTGATCGAGTTGATAGTCTAGTAATCTTTCAGTTCTATCTCTCTCTCTTTTAGCTGCCCTATATTCTTTAATAGCGATCATTTTTGCATCAGCAATTTTATTGGGATCAAAACTTTCCATGAGCTTGTATTACCTCCTTCACCATATCTAAAACTATGCACTTAACCTCTGCATTAAACTTAGAGTCTTTATGGCAAAGTTCATGGTGCTTTCTGCATAAGGCTGATAAGTTCTCAATATGATTTTTCAATTTAGAACCTCCCATTTTTTTTGGATCGATATGATGAACATCATCAGCTTGTGTGCCACATACAACACAAAAGAACTCACTAGTGTCTTTTAAGTTGTAAAATGTTCGATACACTTTTATGTGTTCTTGCATTTCTATTTCTAACCACCCTTAAATTTTTAATCTTTACTAAGGGATATTGATCTCTATCCCACCCATATTTGTTTTCATCAAACAAGTGTTTCTCAATGTGTGATATGTTTATTTTTTTCATTTTTGCTCCTTAATTTTACTAACGATTGAACCTATCGCCCAAACCATAAGAAGATTAATGAGCAATAGGAAAGTTATTATTATGAGAAGTACAGTTTCAAACATTAAAAAGGAATGTCGTCAGGGATTGAGTCACCTAAAGATTTTAATTCTTCTTTAGGTTCAGGTTTTGTATCTGGTTTCCAAGTATTTACTTCTGCATACCACTTACCAGATTTACCTTCTTTGACATCAATATTAATCCAATCATCTTCTTTATTTTGAAGTTGTTTCTTATACCAATTAGTAAAGTCATCTTTCTTTATTGATATAGAACACTTAATAAAATCTCTTTTTGGTTCTTTCGCAAAAAAACCATCGATAAATTCTTTGTCATCAGTCATCTCTAAAAAACTCCTTTTTTTTATCATTTTTTTTATTTTTATCTTGATCTAAGGCATCAAGATCGTCTCTCTCACCTGTACTTAATTGAAACAAAGAACGCATAAATTGTTTTAAGGCGTAACTTTGTGCAGTACCCATCGCAGTTCCAGAACCAAAAGGAACTATGATGTGTTTAGTAGTAGGAAAGCTCCAGGTATCACCCTCTTTATGAATTAATATATATTCATAGGCTACACTGAGACTTTTTCCTGATTCAGATACCTCACAACTTTTTTCGTGTGGTATAATTATTAAACCAGCTTTCGCACAAGCTGGTTGGACTTCCTTTAAAAAACCATCGATACTTGTATAAGAATATTTTTGATATTCATTTTTAGCATCTTTATTTAATGGTTTATTTAAAGTCATCATCACATTGTTTATTGCAGTAGCAATATTTTTTGGCATGGCTTCTATTTCCATTTTTTCCTCTCCTTCATAATTTTGTTAAGTGCTTTGTCTTGATCGAATGCAGTTCTTAATGTTTTAAAATATTCAAAAGCTAAATCTAATTGGTCTGTGTTAAACTCTTTTGCTTCAAACTCATCAGAGTCTTTTCCAAATCGTGCAACAATAAATTTAGATATTTTGTAATCGTATTTTTCTTCAATCATCTGCCTATAAGCAGAGCCTTGAATTAAATAATCAGGATAAATACTCTTACTTGTTTTAAAATCGACTAAAATATATTCGTCATTTTTCTTTACTAATAAATCTGCTGTTCCACCATACTCATATAATTTTGATGTAAATGATTGTTCACAAAAAATAACTTTATGTTCATCACTAAATTCTCCCCACCAGGTTAAAAATTTATCAAAACAATTTTGTGTTATCTCGTTATCTGGTAATTCATATTCTGTTTTCTCAATATGTGATTGAGCCAATTCATGTAAATTAGTTCCTATCTCGGCAGCTTTATTTAATTCTGAATGATATGATTTACCTTCAAGGCCTAATTTATTAGACCAGATTATTAAACCAATACTGTTTTTAAATCTTGATAAAATTGTAGTAACACTAGGAACTACTTTCTCTAAAATTTTATATATTAAATGTGCCATATTTTATAAATGGCAAATACCCAATAGAACTACATATATTTACAAACGGGGATCGTAATAAATGTACTATGAAATGAAATCGAATATTTGCCATTATTGACAAAATAAATCAATTTAATTACAAATCAAGTTATTTATGACAAATTGTTTTATTTATGACAATTAATAATATTGTTTAGGTTTTTCAAAAGTGTGTTCAACAATTCCAGTTAAGTCTGAAACAGTATTAAGATTTAAAATTTCATTAATAGGTCTAATATTACTGTATTTTATGGTTTCAGCTTTCCATTGTTTTATACAACTAGGCAGAACAAATTGAGCTAATTGTTTTTTAAAATCACAATTATTGACAAAACCAAGTATTTCGCCTTTTTTTGTCTCTAAAATGCACCTTTGAGGCTCGGCAGAATTAAAATTATCTTCATTTAAAAAAACACCTTCATTATAAATATAAGCAATTTTACAAGATTTAGATAAGATCACTAAAGTATTTGGGATATATTGAAGATCATTTGAGCATACTAAATAATCATTTTGAAATTTCCCTCTATTAGTTACAAAACCTGTGTTTGGGTTGTAATTACCAACGACAGGATATCTACAAACATAATCATCTAATATTCTCCAAGGGTGAACTTTTAATATTTTGGCATAAACATAAGCGTGTTCCAGGTTTAATCTTCTTGATCCTGTCATGTGTAATCCAACAGTCGATTGATCTATTAGAAACTTACCATGCTTAGTTCTTGGCATGACTTCCATAATTTCTTTAATTCTTGTAAGTCCAGCTTTATTTAACTGATAATTAAGAGACTCATTCATTAAATGGATCATATACTATTACAACCCATTTTCATCAATTTTATGTAAATATTAACCATTCTCTGCAAAATATTAAATTAAAAATAAAATGTCAAATAAAATATGATATGTAATTAATTATATATTTTGTTGAAATCAGAATTAAAATATCTATTAATATTATTAGACGAGTTTTATCGTTTAAGAAGCATTTGTAGGGAGTGCAAAATAACATGGCCGAATTACGAGGATCATATATGGAAAAAAACTTTAAGGTGCAATGGTTTTAGAGACCCTATGCCAAGATTGTCAAAAATTATTGAAATCTCAGACAGATTTAAAAGAATCAGAGAAAAAAATATTAAAGTTTATACACCACTTCCAGAACACTCACCTGAAATCACCAAGCTATACAGAAATACAGCTTGGGTCAGGTATCAAAAGCAGCAGCAACTGTCAGAGATACTTAAAAAATTTAAAACTAAAACTTTACATAGATTTTACCCCAGGGTTAGCAAGAGATATAAAAATATTAAGAACAGAAGGGTGGCTTGATGACTGAAAAAATGAAATTACCTTATTATGATTTTTATTATCAAGATTT